GCCAACACAAGTCCAGTACGAGTGCCTGGGAATGTACGCTCAGAGCCTACACCCACCTGATACTCTTCCTGTCCCATATAACGCTGATTCACATTAAGAATTCGCTCCAAATTGAAGTACTGATCATGGCCCAGCAAGATAAGCTTAGGCTCACCACCGTTCTCCCTAATCTTCTGAATAGCAGTGTCGATGAGGGACAGGGTCAAACTCCTGCCAGTACCACTGTTATATGATACACTAGCACCCGCATTCCACCCACCAGCAGATCGCCCTGCCATCGTTAAGTCATACGCTCTAGACCTCGACGTAAGACCACCAACCTCTGCGCCATCCTGCATAACGATGTCGTCAATGGAAGTTAGACCCGCTCTACTATAGATGTAAGCTATGTCGCCATCAGCAAAGGTAGTGCCAGACGCAACTGTAACGGTACCACCAGACACACCTGAAACTGCTGAACCACTTTGCCTGTCATGACCAGTATTGTCCAGGTCATACTGACTCACTGCATCGCCAATCTTAAAGTGTTTAGCGATTGACGCAGGAACAATAAACGAAGTAGTCTCCCCGCCAGATACTATGTAAGCAGTACCAGCCAGAAGCTCCTCATTAATTTCCTTAACATGGTCTAGCTGCGCATTCTCGTTCTCCAACGCCAGCACATCCCCAACACCGCCCTCTAACTGCGCTGCGAAGACGGACTTCACAGAGGCACCAAAGGTCGTAGAGATGATACGAGGCAAGCTCTGTACCGTCTCAATGTTGGAAATGTCCACGGTTGGCAGAGAGCCAGTCTCAGTGACAGGTCGGCTCCGTTGGGAACCCCTGTCCGTCCTAACCCTCCAACCAGCAGTATTGCCCCAGACAACTCTGGGAATGGCGTTAAAGAACCGAGTCTGGTTATTCAACGCTTGCCAAACCTTACGCCCATACGTCGCATCAAAAATACCAGACGAACCTGTGGTATCAACCGTAAAGTACGTCTGCTTCTGCAGGTACTCTGGGCCGAACACCTGCTGATACAGCCCACGTTGGGACTGCGCAAGATATTCTGATAATGATGGATTAGCCATTTCTCGTTCCTCCTATTTTAATTCTTTACCTACAACTACCCGCCAACAAGTTCACGGGGTAGTCCCTCTGTCTTACCAGCTTCAATGTTAGTCTGCATGTCACGTAACTCCTTGTAAGACAGGTTCACTAACTGGTCAATAGTATCGCCCTGGGCGACCTGCTTCTTAATGGTGGACGTTCCGTCAACCCCTAGACCGAGGTCAACTCTGGTTGGACGCTGTAAACCATTGTCCTCCCTAAAGCCCATCTTTCGAAGCCTTGATTCAGTTTCATTCTTAATGGACTTCTGCATGTTCTTCTCATACCCAGCAATCTGCTTCCTCAAAGCGTTAAGTTGCTTAGCAAGAGACTTCTCTGCATCGTCCTCTTCCTCATCTTCGTCCGTGGCCTCTCCATTCCCTGCTTTTGCGACATCATCGTCGTCGTCATCGTCCTCGCCATCCTCTGCCTTATACCGCATCCCGCCCTTCTTCTCGTCAACGGGATACTCCTCTGCCTTCTCATCATCCTCTGCCTTGAAACGAACGTCCTTATACTTCATACCCTTCTTGGGTTCCTCCTCGTCGTCCGCTCCATTCGCATGCTCTTTAATCATGGCCTGTTTTACCATGGCCTGAATAGTAGCTTGCTGGTCGGCAATAGCGGTCTTAATTGGGGCTGGCTTCTCAGAGTCATCCGCGCCGCTAGGGGACTTACCCGTCTTAGCAGCAGGGCGCACCTTCTCGCCATCCACATCCATACCCTGATCGCCATCCTTCAAAATTCCAGCGACCTCTGAAGCAATCTCCTTAATCAAGGACGTTCGGTCAGCAGTAGCCTCGTCCTGTTCCTGCTTAGCCAAGGTGAACTCCTCATCCCTCGATAATCGTCCGTCCATCTTAGACAAGACTTCCGCAACAGCAGACAAAGCAAGGCTATTGCCTTCCAACTGCTTCTCGATCCTCTCCATAGTTTGGTCTGACATTTCATACCCTCCTTAACTGTAAGTAAGTTTTTTCCAAACTACCGACAGAAAGGTTGGTCTTAGCCATCCGACCCCTCCATTAGCAATTATTTT